CAGAAAAAGGTTATCCAGACTTCACACACGGCAGAGTTGGCTGTTGGTTTTGGTCGTAAAGTCCGTAACTTGGTGGATAAAGAAGAGTATCGAAAGATATTTGAGGGCGTTGAGCTGCAAGCTGATTCAAAGGCCGCTGGTCGCTGGGCTACTAATGGAGGCGGAGAGTACTTTGCAATTGGTGTGGGCGGTGCAGTTACTGGTAAAGGTGCTGACCTACTGATTATTGACGACCCGCACAGCGAACAAGAGGCCACATTGGCCGAAGTAAACCCCGAAGTCTATGACAAAACCTATGAGTGGTACACATCTGGCCCACGGCAGCGGCTTCAACCGGGTGGTTCTATCGTAGTTGTTATGACTAGATGGTCTAAAAAAGACCTAACCGGGCAGGTTTTGAAGGCTGCAGCGCAAAGAAGCGGCGAAGAATGGGAAGTTATCGAGTTTCCGGCTATTTTGCCGTCTGGAAACCCACTTTGGCCACAATTCTGGTCCAAAACCGAACTTGAGGCCCTAAAATCTGAACTGCCCCACTCAAAATGGATGGCGCAGTACCAGCAAGACCCCACATCTGAAGTTAGCGCTATCGTTAAACGCGAATGGTGGCAGATTTGGGAACGAGAAACACCCCCGCAGTGTGAATTTATTATCCAGTCTTGGGATACGGCGTTCCTAAAAAGCGAACGTGCCGACTATTCAGCATGCACAACATGGGGTGTTTTCTATAAAGACGACGATACAGGGCGCCCACAGGCAAACATTATTCTGCTAAATGCGTTTAAAAGGCGTATGGAGTTCCCCGAGCTGAAAATGGTTGCAAAAGAAGAGTTTGATGAATGGGAACCAGATAGTTTAATTGTTGAAGCAAAAGCTGCAGGCTCCCCCCTAATCTTTGAATTGCGTCAGGCAGGCATTCCTGTACAAGAATTTACACCAAGTAAAGGCAATGATAAGATTGCGCGACTTAATGCTGTTGCTGATATATTTGCATCAGGACGTGTTTGGGTCCCAAGTACAAATTGGGCTGAAGAATTAGTAGAAGAAGTCGCGTCTTTCCCAGCCGGAGAGCATGATGACTTAGTAGATAGTATGACCCAAGCACTACTTCGTTTTCGTCGCGGCGGCTTCCTGCGTTTGGGGTCGGATTATGAAGACGAGACTCCGGGATTTAGAAGCTCTAGAGAAAAACGATTTTACGCGATGTAATCGCAAAAGGACCAAACAATGGATATTCAGAAAGCACTTAACCCCGCACCTCTGGGTCTTGGAGCGCTACAAGACGGTAACCCCGCTGGCATGGAGCCGCTTGAGATTCAGATTGAAGACCCGGAAAGCGTCGTCATCAAGCACGGTGGGATGGAGGTTATCCTTGAGCCGGATAAGGAAACGAACGATGAGTTCAACGCAAACCTTGCCGAGGATATGGATGAGGGTGAGCTTACTGAGTTAGCTGGTGATTTGCTGGGTGATTTTGAGACTGACGTTGCGTCACGCCGTGACTGGCTTGAGACCTATGTAGACGGCCTTGAGTTGTTGGGCCTGAAGCTTGAAGACCGTACGGAGCCGTGGCCCGGCTCTTGTGCTGTGTACCACCCTCTGCTTGCTGAAGCACTTGTTAAGTTCCAGTCTGAAACCATCATGGAGACGTTCCCGGCAGCGGGTCCGGTTAAGACCAAGATTATTGGCAAGGACACCCCCGAGAAGGAAGATGCAGCAGTTCGTGTGCAAGACGACATGAACTATCAACTGACGGAAAAGATGCCTGAGTATCGTCCGGAGCATGAGCGGCTGTTGTGGGGTTTGGGCCTTGCTGGTAACGCTTTCAAGAAGATTTATTTTGACCCGTATCTTGACCGCCAAGCCGCTGTGTACGTTCCTGCAGAAGACATGGTAGTGCCGTATGGCGCGTCAGATTTAGAGACTGCCCCGCGTATTACCCATGTGATGCGCAAAACTAAAAACGAGCTACGCAAGTTACAGGTGGCTGGGTTCTATCGTGACGTGGACCTTGGTGACCCCGTGCTTGTTATGGACGAGGTTGAGAAGAAGATTGCTGAACAGATGGGCTTCAGTGCTTCGACGGATGACCGGTTCAAGATTCTTGAGATGCACGTTGACTTGGAGCTTCCGGGTGACGAGGACAAAGACGAGGATGGTAACGAGACGGGTATCGCCCTGCCGTATGTTGTGACTATTGAGAAGTCTACTGAGACTATTCTGGCTATTCGCCGTAACTGGAACCCCGAAGATAAGGCCAAGATTAAGCGCCAACACTTTGTCCATTACGGATATATCCCCGGCTTTGGCTTCTACAACCTTGGTTTGATTCACCTGATTGGGGCGTTTGCCAAGTCTGGCACGATGCTTATGCGTCAGTTGGTGGATGCAGGCACTCTGTCTAACCTGCCGGGTGGGTTTAAGTCACGTGGCCTGCGCGTTAAGGGCGACGATACCCCGATTGCTCCGGCCGAATGGCGTGATGTGGACGTACCAAGCGGCACTATTCGAGACAACATCCTACCCCTGCCGTACAAAGAACCCAGCCAAGTTCTTATGGCGCTGATGAATCAGATTGTAGAAGAGGGCCGTCGCTTTGCTTCCGCGGCTGATTTGCAAGCATCAGATATGTCGGCTAATTCACCGGTTGGTACGACGCTAGCTATTCTGGAACGTAGCTTAAAGATTATGTCGGCAGTGCAGGCGCGTATTCATTACTCGATGAAGAAGGAATTTAAGCTTCTTGCGGCGATTATTCGAGATTATGCCCCCACTGAATACGATTATGACCCCGAAATTGGTGACCGGCAGGCCCGCAAGGAAGACTTTGACATGGTCGAAGTTATCCCTGTTTCAGACCCAAATTCGGCAACAATGGCCCAAAAAGTGGTGCAAATGCAAGCAGTTATGCAGATGGCCGCAGCCAGCCCGCAGATTTATGACCTGCCTGAGCTTAATAAGCAGATGCTGGAGGTTATGGGCGTAAAGAATATCGGCAAGCTTATTCCCACTGCGGATGACCAGAAGCCGAAAGACCCTGTGTCTGAAAACATGGCCATTCTCAACAGCAAACCGGTCAAGGCATTTATCTACCAAGACCACCAAGCACATATTCAAACGCACACGGCGGCTATCCAAGACCCCAAGATTATGCAGATGGTTGGTCAGTCACCCGCGGCGCAACAGATTGGTGCTGCTATGCAAGCACACATCGCGGAACACTTAGCTTTTGCTTACCGCGCACAAATCGAACAGCAGCTTGGTGTATCTCTGCCGCCCCCGGATGAACAACTGCCGGAACAAGTAGAAGTAGAACTCTCGAAGATGATTGCCCAAGCGGCACAACAACTGCTTCAGCAGAATCAATCGCAACAGCAGCAAGAACAAGCACAGCAACAACAGCAAGACCCGCTTATTCAGATGCAGATGCAAGAGCTTCAACTCAAACAGCAAGACCTGCAGATTAAGGCGCAAAAGAGCCAAGCAGATATTGAGATTGAGAAGGCTAAGCTACAACTTGAAACGGCCCGTATGCAATCGCAGGAAAAGATTGCAGAAGCACAGATTGTTGCTAAGGCCGCATCAGAAGCTCAGAAGCTGGATGCACACCATGAGTTGGAGGGCACAAAACTCAGCATGAAAGCGGCTGAGTCCAAGCAAAAGATGGAGATGCAACAGCATACCGAGGGTGTCCGCATGGGGCTTGACGCTGCAAAAGCAAAAGACCAAATGCTTCACCAGCAACGCATGCAACAAACAAATCAACCCAAAAAACCTAAGGAAGAATAATGAACGACACGCTTGAATATCTGATTAAGAAAATCGGAGAAGAGCGCAACGCTATCGCAGACTGCTTGGTTGATGGCAACCTTCAGGATTATGCGCAATATCAGTTTTTGTGTGGTCAGGCACGGGGTCTACTGGCGGCGCAAGTAATTATTTCGGACCTCGCAACTCAATTGGAGCAAGACGATGACTGAAGAAGTCACGCAGGAAACCGCAACGCAACTTCCCGAACCTACTGGATACCGCATTCTTTGTGCAGTACCTGATTTGGGCGACACGCTTGATGAAGAAGGCTTGATTATTAAGGCAGACAAAACCAAGGAGCTTGAATCACTTGCTACGGTTGTACTGTTTGTCGTGAAGATGGGTGACATGTGCTACAAGGACGACCAACGATTCCCCACGGGTCCGTGGTGTGCTGAAGGTGATTTTGTACTTGTCCGTGCATATGCAGGAACCCGCATCAAGATTCATGGGCGTGAATTCCGAGTTATTAATGACGATTCGGTTGAAGCAATTGTTGATGACCCCCGTGGCTATAGCCGCGCATAAGGAGTAAATCATGGCTGAACAAGAAAACAATATGGAAATGGTGGAGTTTGAGTTTCCTGATGAACATGAGGAAACCGTACGGAAGGCGCCCGCTGAAGAAGATAGCCCTTACGAAATTGAGGATGATACGCCGGAGCAAGACCAAGGCCGAGACCCGCTACCAAATGAAATTGTAGAAGAGCTTGAAAAAGACGAACTGAATGAATATTCAGAGCGCGTCCGTACCCGCATGTCACAGATGAAAAAGGTCTGGCATGACGAACGCCGTGCAAAAGAATCGGCAGCGCGTGAGCGCGAAGAAGCTATTCGTATTGCTCAGTCCGTCTATGAAGAGAATAGACGACTCAAAGCTTCGCTTGAACAAGGCGAAGGGCAATTGATTGGTACGTATAAAGAAGCTGCTTCACGAGAGCTTGAGATTGCTAAGCGTGAATATAAGGACGCTTACGATTCTGGTGATACTGAGAAAGTTATTGAAGCTCAAGAACGTCTTACTAAGGCACAAATGTTCTTGCAAGAAGTAAATAACTATCGCCCGCAATACACCAGTAGAGAAACCCCTTTACAAGAATCAAATAATACTGTAAATACACAAGCACAACGGCCCCAAGTTCCCCAACCGGACTATAAAGCAGTTACGTGGCAAGAGCGTAATTCTTGGTTTGGAACGGACGAGGAAATGACCAGCTTGGCTTTGGGGCTGCATGAGAAGCTGGTTAAAGGTGGCGTGGACCCTAGGTCTGACGACTACTACCGTCGTATTGATAATACGATGCGCAAGAGATTCCCCGAATATAAATGGGGAGATTCGCAGGATGGCAGTGCCAATCCTCGCGCAAAACAGGCACAAGTTGTTGCCCCGGCAACGCGTAGCACCGCGCCTAGGAAAGTAGTGCTGACCAAGACGCAAGTAAGTCTTGCTAAAAAGCTTGGTATTACCCCGGAGCAATATGCTCGTGAACTGATTAAGGAGAACAGAAATGGCTGAAAATCGACTCGCACGTGAACTTGAATCTACCGAAACTTTTAAGCGCCCTGAAGCGTGGAAGCCGCCTGAACTGCTGCCAGAAGTTAAGCCGCAAGCAGGTTGGTCGTATCGTTGGATTCGTACAAGCATGGTAGGTCAATCGGACGCGCGTAATGTTTCTTCTAAAGTGCGTGAAGGATGGGAGCCGGTCAAACTGGCGGACCACCCCGAAATGCAGTTTTATGTGGACCCCAACAGTCGTTTCTCTGATTCGATTGAAATTGGCGGTCTGCTGCTTTGTAAGACACCGCAAGAGTTTGTTAATCAACGAAATGCGTATTACTCAGCACAAGCACAAGCCCAGACTGACGCAGTGGATAATAGTTTGATGAAGGAAAGTGATGCTCGCATGCCTTTATTCAAAGAACGTAAATCCACTACCACGTTTGGAAAAGGTAAATAATCTTTAAAGGACCATAATCATGGCATATCCGACTGTTTCTGCCCCGTATGGGTTTAAGCCAGTCAATCGTCTTGATGGGTTGCCGTATGCTGGCGCTACCCGCAAGCTACCGATTGAGTACAACTACAACCAAAACATTTTCTATGGTGACGTAGTTCAAATCTCTGGCGGTACTGTTGTTCGTTCGTCGATGTCCGCCGCTTCGTCGCCGGGCACCGCTGTTGCTGGCACGATTGGTGTTTTCTTGGGTTGTTCGTATACCAACCCGACCACCGGTCAAAAGCTGTTTGCTCAGTATTACCCCGCAAGCACTGCTGCCAATGACATTGAAGCTATCGTTGTTGATGACCCGCGCGCCCTGATGAAGGCCGTGGTTACGACTCAAGGCACCTCGCTGGCTAACACCAGCACCACCGTTGGCTACCTGAACCCGTACTACATCGGCTCTAACCTGTACATGGTTGGTGGCGCTGGCGGCGTTACTGGTAGCACGACCACTGGCAACTCGGCCCAATCGGTTTCGGGCGCTGTGATTACCTCGGGTACTTCGGGTGCTGGTGACCGCGTGACCTCGGCTTTGCCGTGGCGCATGGTTGGTGTTGTTACTGACACCGCTTATACCCTGACCGGTACCGGTAGCACTTCAGGCTCGTCGACTACTGTGACCTTGACCGCTGCTGTTACTGGTCTGACCCCGGGTATGCAGTTGATTTGCCCGACCGGCACCGGCACTCAAGCTGGCCAATACGCAACCGTCATTAACGTGTCTACCACCACGCTGACTCTGGACGCCGCAGTTACTCTGGCAGCTAGTTCGGTTCTGTCGTTTGTTGGCTACCCCGAAGTTCTGGTTGCTTGGAACGGCAGTTTCCACAGCTACTTCAACACCACTGGCGTCTAAGGAGATAAATCATGGCAATTTCTCGTGCCCAGCTACTGAAAGAACTCCTTCCGGGTCTGAACGCTTTGTTCGGTCTGGAGTACGCCCGTTATGGCGAGGAGCATAAGGAAATCTACGAAACCGAATCTTCGGAACGTAGCTTTGAAGAAGAAACCAAGCTGTCGGGCTTCAGCGCAGCACCGGTCAAGAACGAAGGTAGTGCAATTCGTTACGACAACGCGCAAGAAGCTTGGACTGCACGCTACAACCACGAAACCATCGCTTTGGGTTTCTCGCTGACTGAAGAAGCTGTTGAGGACAACCTCTACGACTCGCTGTCGGCTCGTTACACCAAGGCTCTGGCCCGTGGTATGGCTTACACCAAGCAAGTCAAGGCCGCTAACGTTCTGAACAACGGCTTCAACGCGGGTTATGTTGGTGGCGACGGCGTCTCGCTGTTCTCGACCGCTCATCCGTTGATTTCTGGTGGCACCAACAGCAACACCCCGGCAACCGCCGCTGACCTGAACGAAACCTCGTTAGAAAACGCCGTGATTCAAATCGCTGCGTGGACTGATGAACGTGGCCTGCTGATTGCCGCCAAGCCGCGCAAGCTGATTGTTCCGCCTGCTCTGATGTTCGTTGCAACCCGTCTGCTTGAAACCGAACTGCGTGTTTCGACTGCCGATAACGACATCAATGCACTGAAGAACAACGGTTCGATTCCGGAAGGTTACGCAGTTAACCACTTCCTGACCGATAGCAACGCATGGTTCCTCACCACCGATGTGCCGAATGGTATGAAGCATTTTGAACGTACCCCGCTGGCTACCTCGATGGACGGCGACTTTGATACCGGCAACGTCCGTTACAAGGCCCGTGAGCGTTATTCGTTCGGTTGGTCGGACCCGCTCGGCATGTACGGTTCGCCGGGTGCTTAAGTAGTTTGATGTAGGGAGGGGGCTTGCGCCCCCTCTTTTTTGCCGTATAATGCTGCACTGCAGCATATAACCTTTAGGAGAAACTTATGAATTTTGATTTTGTTGCCGTATTTACTTCGCTGTCGAAGTCGTATCGTGAAATGGCCCACAAGGCTCACGACCAAATGATTGAAGCTTGGATTAAGACTGAAAAGTCGATTGAAGATAATTGCAAGCTGATGGCGTTCTGGAAGAAGTAATCAAAGGCCCTTCGGGGCCTTTTTCTTTTTGTGTTGTATTTATTTTTACCCTATGATATAAACAAATTACCTAGGAAATCGGCCAAACCAACTGACCTAGCAGACTTTGTAGAGATGGTTTGGCTTAGTGCTACAACACGGAGACGTAAATGGCTAATACCACGTTCAATGGACCAGTTCGCTCGCAGAACGGCTTCCAAACTATTTCTATTAACGCAGATACCGGCGCAGTCACCACCACTTCGACCCTCGGCGCTGCAACTTCTGTCACCACCCTGACTGCTACTGGTGCTATCACTTCTACGGGTACCGGTGGTGTTGGTTATGCAACCGGCGCGGGCGGTGCTGTAACTCAAGGCACAAGCCGTACTACTGGCGTGACGCTTAACAAGCGTTGTGGTGCTATTACCATGTTTACCGCCGCTGGTTCTGCCACTGCTGCTAGCTTTACCGTCACCAACAGCACTGTTGGCGCTAACGACGTTATCATCCTGAACCAAGCATCCGGTACTAATTTGTACGTTTTGCTTGTTACCGCCGTGGCCGCTGGTAGCTTTACTGTTACTTTCTACACTACGGGCGGCACCACTTCTGATGCTCCGGTGATTAACTTTGCGGTTATTGATGGCGTTGCAGCCTAAT